AAAACAATCCGAATCCGCTTGTCCGCACTCACTTCGATTTTCTGCACAAGGGATTTTACCAACTGAATGTCAAATTCAAAGTTGTCCAGATGTTCTTCCAAATGAGAAGTCATATTCAGGTATTCTTCGATTTGCCGTTCCACTTCCGTTTTTTTGCTCTCCGCTTCCTGCAGCGCAGCTCGCAGGCCATCGTATTGTCTGGAATAATCTTCCCGAATCAGTTGGTAATCTTCGGAATCCACCACACCCGCCACATAGTCCGCATAAAGCTGTTCCCGCTTCTTGGCCATCTGGCTGACTTTATCGGTCAGGCTCATAACTTCACCCTTTGCCCGGTAGACGGGATTCTGCACATCCTCGATTTTCTGCAATTCTTCCAGCACCTTCCGTTTATCGCACAGCTGGACAATGAACAAATGCAGCTGATCCATTATCAGGGCTTTCAGCAGTTTTTCTGGAATCTGGTGGCCGATGCACTTGTCGTCAGCCTGCCTCGCTTTGCAAATGTAGTAGCAGACCTTTTTACTTTCTTCTGCTCCATGCGGCAGTCGCTCAAACTCCATTGGCCTGCCGCAATCTGCGCAGAACACCATTCCTGCAAGGTCATTCTGATATTCTGCCCGAATCTGCTCCGACTTTGCTCTTATTGTATGGAACACCTTTTGATTCCTCTTCAGGATTTTTTGCACCTTTTCAAAATCATCCCTTGCAATGATAGCCGGATGTGTGTTCTTTGCCACATACCACTGTTCTTTGGGAAGGTCGTGCCTGTCCTGTCCTGCGAATAACTTCTGTGTACTCTTATTGTTGATGGTATCGCCCACATAGGTTTGATTTTCCAGAATGTGCCGGATCGTGGTTACGCCCCATTTTTTACAGGTAAGCACTTCTTTTCCCTCAACCATTTTTCTATGCCACTCCCGTGGAGTCGGAACCTGCAGCAATGTCATTCGTCGGGCGATTTCAAAAATTGGTACGCCCATCAGTTCCCACTGGAAAATCAACTGCACATAAAATGCAGCTTCCGGGTCAATTTCATTACGCTTTGTCATGGGGTTCCGAATATAGCCATACGGAGCATCGTTTCCGACTGCATAGCCTGCTTCTTTCTTACGTTGCAAAGAAGTCCATATCTTTTTGGATATGTCTTTCGCGTACATTGCGTTGACCATATTCCGAATCGGGAGAGCCAGACTTTCCATGTCCTCTGTGCGCGTACTATCAAAATTATCTGTAACAGCAATCAATCGAATCCCCAAAAATGGGAACACCGTTTCGATATAGTATCCTGCTTCCAGATAGTTGCGGCCAAAGCGTGAGAGGTCTTTCACCACGATGCACTTGATTTTCTTCTGCCGCACATCGTTCATCAGGCGGGTAAATGCAGGCCGCTTGAAATTTGTTCCCGTAAATCCATTGTCGAAGTAGGTATCCACATAGCTCAGTTCCCTGCTGCGGTTGATATAGTCCTGCACCAGTGCGATCTGCGTTTCCATGCTCTCTTCTGTTTCTTCATCCTCAACAGAAAGCCGCCCATAGATTGCCGCAGGCATTTTTGCTTCTTCCAGTTCCGGGAGCAGCACGGAAGTTGCCGCCTGTTCCGGCTGCTGGAGATTTTTTCTACTCTTTCGTGCCACTTTCTGTACCCTCCACTTCTATCCGACTAAGCATCTGTTTCCATTCATCCGTTTTCATGGTCAGGCTGATTTCTGCCTGACCATCGTCCAAAAATGTGACTGTGACCTGCTCGATGTACTTTTTGACAAAATTACGGTCAAGTTCCTCCGGGGTCTTATACTGTGCCATCTGCTGAATCCATGGATTGCGCAGGCTCAATGCTCGTTCCCATACCAGCGTATCTTCCATAATTGCTGTAAGTTGTTCATTCAATTTCCGATGTGCTTCTTCGTAGTCCAGCAGTTCGGCACGATATTGTTCTTCGGTGATTTCATCGGCTATATAACTCTCATACAGCGGCACACGGCGAAACTGTTCCATATTCAGTTCAGCCAGAACGGACTTCATCTGCAACGACTTTTCGGCTCGAACTACCTCGATTGCTTTCTTGCCTGCTCCCTGCTGAATCGCTGCAGCCAGCTTTTCTTCTTCCAGATGTTCCAGTTCCAGAGCATCCATCACCTTTTTATAAATGGTAGCTGCCGGGACTTTCAGATTCTTTCCGTTTTCCTTGTGTGCGCGGCAGTAACGGCAATAGAAAAGTTCTTCCCCTGTTCTCTTATCCTTGTGCCAGCAGAGTGCGTGGCCGCAAGTGCAGACAATGTGTTTTGCCAGCGGGTTCGGTTTTTTGTAGCTTTTTCGAATGGAGATTTTGTTCTCCCCCTCCCTCATATTGCAAGGGAAAGCATAGAACTGTTCTTTGGTTATGTATGGTTCGTGGCAGTTTTCTGCAATGATCTGGCGGCTTCCATTTGCCGTCGCACCTGTATAAGTCGGATTTCGGAACAAGCAACGAAGCATATCCGTTGTCCACTGGTCGGGTTCTGCATCATAAGGCTTTCCCAGAATTCTCTTTTTGTGTTTCATTGGGGGGTCTACGCCTTGCTCATTCAACCACTTTGCAATGTTACGCATTTTCTGGCCGGACTCATATCTGGAAAAAGCCTCGCTTAAATAAGGAGCAACTTCTTCATCCTTTATCATGTTGCTTTCGCCATTCCTGCGGAGATAACCAAATGGAACAGAGTTTGTCAGCCGGAATCCCGCGCCTTGTTTTTTTCTCCACGCAAACATGATTTCTGCGTGCATCTCACAGCGTTTTGCCTCAAAATAGTCCTCGACTTCTTTTCGGCTGGCTGTTCTGGTGTCCAAGCCCTCATCCAGTACGATCAGGTCGATGCCCGTTGCATAGAGCGTTTCCTTGATTGCTTGCCGTGCCGCCGGGAAATCAGGCCCGCAGTAGTACATGGATGCCACGATGATGCAGTCAAATTTTCGCTCTACGCCATCATTGGTCATTTGGTCGAACGCGGTGCGCGCCTTTTCATCGTTCTTGCGGTCAGAATACTTTTTCTGCAAATCCAGTTCTTTATGTTCCGCCAGATATGCCGCAATGCGCTGATTCTGCTCGGCAATCGTCAGTTCTCCTTGATGGTTCTTCCAAGGAAGTGTCCGGGTATAGCTTACACACTTCATACTGCACTTTCCTCCGTTTCTGCTGCCGGAACAGTACTGCAATATTCCAGCACATTGCGAATTTCCTGATCGAACCGATACTGGATATGAATGTGTTCCTTATCATAGACGGTGATGCTCTCTACCAGTTCCACCAGAACGCGGCGGTTCAGACTTGTCAGGTTTTGGTAGGACTTGAAATCTTCGATCCACGGCAGATGTTCTACATCCAGATTGTTCAGGCAATCCCTCTGGCGGTTCATTTCTGCTTTGGCCTTACGGATAGCTTCAACCTTTTCATTAAAGGAATGGCTGAACTCCTTGTACTCTTCCTTGCTGACAATGCCGCTGCTCATATCCTCATAAAGCTGTCGGCGCAAGTTCTGGTATTTCTGTTCTTCCTGCTCCAGCATTTTCAGATGTTCTTCCACAGATTTCAGTCTGCGTTCATTCTTGGGGATCTCATTGATTTCATCGAGCCGATGTTCCAGTCCGCTGATCTGCTGAACTTTTCCCTGCAATGCGGCCAGCACCACTTCGGCCAGCTTACTTTCGCTGATAAGATGTGAGGAACAGCCCAAACCATTGTGGTTTGTGACGCAGTGCAGATAAATATATTTCTTTCCGTTTTTCGACACCGTGCGCCGCACCATGTTCTGCCCACAACCACCGCAGCGAACGATGCCCGAAAAGAGATTGACAGCCTGCTGTCCTTTCGATGCACAGGTATCCAACTTCAAGACTTCCTGCACAGTATCGAACAGCTTTTGCGGAATGATGGCTTCGTGCATATTGGGAACTCTGATCCAACCGGATTCTTCCACATCCCGAATCTTCTTGATTTTGTAATTGATCTTCTGTCGCCTGCCCTGCACCATCGTCCCGGTGTAGACTTCATTTTTCAGAATCCTCAGCACCTGAATCGCCTGCCACTTTGCATGAGTGCCAGCTTTGAAGCCACTGTGATAGTTCAAACCGCACAGCCGTTTGTACTCGCTGGGGGCCAACACATTCTCGCTGTTCAGCTGTTCGGCAATCGCCTGTGCGCTCATTCCTTCCAGTTTTCTGCGGTAGATAGAACGAACAATATCTGCTGCATACTCGTCTACCACCAGACGGTTTTTGTTCCGTTCATCTTTGCAGTAGCCGTAGATTGCATAGCCACCGATGAACTCTCCTTTGCGCCGTTTCATGTCCAACTGGCTGCGCACCTTGATGGAAATATCCCGGCAGTAGGAATCGTTCAGCAGATTCTTAAACGGAACCACAATGCTGTCCGAATCGCTGCTCTCGGTGTTCGCATTGTCATAGTTGTCATTGATGGCGATGAAGCGAATCCGCATCATCGGGAAAATCTGTTCCAGATATTTTCCCATCTCGATGTAATTACGACCAAGGCGGGATAAGTCCTTGACGATGATGCAGTTGATTTTGCCGGATTTAATATCCTCCATCATCCGCTTAAAGCCCGGACGTTCAAAGTTGGTTCCCGTATAGCCATCGTCAGCGTATTCTTCGACCAAATGCAGTCCTGGCCGTTCTGCTGCAAAATCCCGAATCAGTTCTCTCTGATTGCCGATGCTGTTGCTCTCGGCCTTGTCACCATCCTCGATGGACAATCTCAGATAGGCCGCTGCCCGTATGTCTTTATTCTTTTCCTTGTAAAAAAACAAAGCCATTAAACCTCCTGTCTCCACGCAAATTGCATGGTAAAATCCAGAAAGTTAATGGCTTTTGATTGCACTATTCACTTAACCCGTCTGTATTTTACCAAGCTGTGACACGAAAATCAAGCTGCTGCGCACATTTTTCAAAATTTCTTTTTCAGTGCTTTCCCATACTCTGCAGCAGGCAATCCCACAGTTCGCTGCCCTCTGGCCGGAACGATTCATATACGGTGATGCCCTTGATGATGGCTTTTCTGTGATGCACAGGCTCCGTATGTTCCTGTTGAGCTTTTTCATCAAAACGCTCTTTCTGCTTCATGAAATCAATCCCCCCTTTACTAATAGGAATCCAGAAGGGCATTTTGGAATACAATTTTTGAAAAAATTTCAAAAAAAAAATTGAAAAGTGTATTCCAAATCGGGGCTGCGGATTCCTATTTATAGAAGGACTTCTTTTGATAGGTCTGCGGCATACGGTAAAAGACAGGTCTTTTTCTGTCTTAGAGCAAGATTCGCCTATGGTAACTCAAAACTCACTTTCGTGATTTTTCGTTCCCGGCAATCTTGATGGGGATTCCGTTCCCCATTCCCACGGTACGCACAAAATCTCAGATTTTGGCTATCTGGCTCCACATGAATGTGTTCGCAGCCGAACGCCTACGGCTTATCGGGAGTTGCTTCGCAACTATAAAATACAGGAGGATTATACTGTGGCTCGACCAAAAAATGACGAAAGTATCAGGCGGACTAACAATGTAATGGTTCGCTTTACCGATGTAGAGTATGCACTGGTTTCGTATTCTGCTGAACAGGCTGGCTATCCCATTGCTGTTTATGTAAGGAAACAGGCCATAACCGAGAAACTTCACGTTCATTACAACATCGTTGCCGACATTGCAGAACTGCGAGATTTTGCAAGACAGCTTTCCCATATCGGAAATAACCTGAACCAAATTGCAGCCTTTTTCAACAGCGGCGGCATCCAATCTCGTGCCATTCTGGAAGAAATCAATCGTTGCATGACTGACCTTCGCGCTATGCGGAAAGAAATTGCAGGACTGGCAGGTGATTATCGTGGCAATCTTAAAACACGTCGCGGGTAAAAGTGCAGACTATGGTGCTGCACTCGACTATTTGAAATATGAGCATGATGAAGTTCTGAAGAAACCCCTGCTGGATGCAAACGGGAACTGGGTACTCCGCCGAGATATTCTTCTGGAGGGCATAAACTGTGAGCCGGAACTTTTTGATGTGGAGTGCGAAATGCTTAATGCGCAGTACCACAAGAATCAAAATTACAATGAAATCAAGACGCACCACTACCTCATCAGCTTCGATCCTGCCGACAAAGACGAGTGTGAACTGACAGGTGAACAGGCGCAGGCCATCGGCATGGAATATGTAAAAGCTAACTTTCCGGGGCATCAGGCGTTGGTCTGCACCCACATGGACGGTCACAACGGCAGCGGCAATATCCATGTGCATATCGTAATCAACAGTCTGCGAAAGCTGGATGTTCCGCAGCAGCCCTTTATGGAACGGCCCATCGACTGTAAGGCGGGCTACAAACACCATCTGACGAAAGATTACCTAAAGCATTTACAGCAATCTCTTATGAATATCTGCTTGAGGGAAAATCTCAATCAGGTCGATTTGCTTTCCCCGTCTGTCAACAAAATTACGCAGCAGGAGTATTATGCTAAACAGCGCGGGCAGATCAATCTGGACAAGTTGAACGCTGAGCTTATTGCAGAGGGTTTCACTCCCATGAAAACCAAATTTCAAACGGAGAAAGATAAGCTGCGCGACGCCATTACTGCTGCGGCGAAGAAAGCAAAATCTTTTGAAGAATTCTGCCGCCTGCTCCAAACCGAATCCAACATTTTGGTAAAAGACCACCGTGGTCGATTTAGTTACCTTCTCCCGGACAGAGAAAAACACATCTCTGCCAGAACGCTGGGAACCAGTTTTGACCGTGAACATCTTATGACGCTTTTTGAAAGTAACGCTATCACCGCTGCAAAAGAAAAACAGCAATGGAGTGTTGCTGACCCCATTACCGTTCTCTATATCAAGTCCAATCTTCGTCTGGTGGTGAATTTGCAGGACTGTGTAAAAGCCAAGCAAAGCCGCGCCTATGCTCAGAAAGTCAAAATTTCCAATTTGCAGCAGATGGCAAATACCATCGTCTATGTACAGCAGCATGGTTATAATAGCTATGAAGATTTGAAAAAAGCGCGCGATGAACTGTCCGTCAAAATGTCCGATGCCCGCAACACCGCCAAATCTACCGATGCCGACTTAAAGCGGCTGAACGAGAAGATTCACTATCTGGGGCAGTATCTTTCCACAAAGGCTACATACAAAGAATTTTTGCAGGCGGGCAACAAGAAGCTGTACCGTTCTGCACATCAGGATGAAATTGCCAGATACGAAGAAGCCGTTCAATTCTTGAAACGCAATTCCACGGATGGCACAATTCCCACGATGAAAAATTTACGAGCAGAAAAGGAAAAGTTGCTTTCTGCTCGAACTGCACAATACGAAAGCTACACCTATTTCAAAGATTACTACCACGAACTGCAAACCGCTTGCAGGAATGTTGATATGATTCTTGAAACGGAACACACGCAGCAGCACAGCCGTACCCAGCCAAAGCGCAGCTACGAACAATCTATTTGATACAAACGGAAAAGCAGGTACAAGACCTTTCTTCCATGAAGTCTTGTACCTGCTCTCTTTTGTTTCTATACTTTCAATGGCTCAATTTGATTGGTTTTACGGTTGAAAAAGTATTCTTCTTTTTGGCATTGCTTGTAGCCAGTTCTCAGATAATACAGTGTAAACCTTGCCTCGGTTCTATTTATTTTATACAGGTCAATCCCAAAATGGTAGTTTATATGGCGTACAAGTCTTTTTACTTTGCGCGCATCGCCCTGTCCCGGTTTAGATGCTTTCTTCATCTCACAGCAAAAAATGTTATAGTTGATACTTCTTCTTTTATGTAAAACAATATCTGGTGCCGTCCATCTTTTCTTTTTATCCTCACTTCCCGGATATTTAGGTTTTATGCCAGTGTCCATGCGATTATATTCAATATCAATCACCAATTCTGGCATCGGGAAGATTTCTCGATAGATTTTATCCATGTGCATTGCGATTTTGCCGGCAATCGTTCGTTCCTGCGCCCCCGTAACAAACAATTCTGTATCGTTCTCATAAAACAGCGTTAATGCCCGTTCCCATAGCAGAAGAACTTTTTCTTTTTCTTCGCAGCCCTGCACCTTGGTTTCCCCCATTTCCTTATTTTTTCTATTATGTACAACCATTTTACAAATAGCAAGACCTTTCAATAAAAAAGAGTGGCAGTTCCTTTTAGGGGAACCACCACTCTGTATCATAACGGATTTTTAATTTTTACGACTTCGCTCCTGCTGTTGCTGTTGGGGCTGCTCTTTCTGTTTTCGCTCTGCCTGCTTGATATGCAGCCGATCCAGCACCGACCATCTGCCACCAATGCGCCGTGGCTTTTTCGGCACGTTGTTCACGCAACCATCTATCATGTCGTAATTCTGCTCTGTGCCGGATTCCCGCGCACGTTCATATGTTCCGTTCGTCAGGCATTTCTCATGCTCGGTCTGTTCGGTCATATCCTGCTGCTTCTTTTCAGCATGATGGACATATTCTGTAAGAACCGCACGAACATTTTCAAAGCCGTTCGGAGCATCCGTCACAAATACGCCTTTGCCATCTACCACGATTGGAGATACGGCATCTTTGCGTTGCTCGTTACGCATCATAAAAAAACAAACTCCCTCGACAACTTCGCTGTCATACGGAAGCCACGTTCCAGTCTTTCCATCAATTTGATAATTGGGAACCATGTAGACGACAGTATTTCCGGCTGCATCAGCATCCATAAAGCCACCGAACTCTACCAGTTCCTCTTTATCGACGTAGAAAAACTTACGTTCCTTTTCTTCATCCCATACGATCACATCGCCAACACCAAAGGAACGACCAATAAATGTATTTGGCCGCTTTTCTTCCA